GGCCATTGGCCACAGTAGGCACTGAGAAGTGCCCATCGTCTGTGAAAAGACGACATCGATGGAATATAGTGATTGAATTATGAATTGGAGTTTCCCCCACTTCAAATCTATTTTCGATTCAATTACCAAAATGTTTCATCGTTGATTCTCCGAAGGAAAAGGTTAGTTACCTTTCCCTTTGAAAACTCAACTTCAAAAACCTATAAACAGGATGTATTCCCGAATAAGCATACTAGCCATGGTAGCAGCAAAAAAGCTACTAGTTCTGGAGTATTAAAGTTGGATATTGAAACCTTTGAACAACGTTTTCTTTCGAAAGCGTATTTCTTAGGTGAAAATAAACTAGATCGCGTTCTTATGTCTCTTCTGCGCTTAATTGATTGTGCAGGGTCCTCCATGGAGGATACCGAAAACTTTTCTGTTCTTTTGAACAAGGAAAATTTTGGTAGAAAGATACGTTTGAACACCAATAAGTCGATAAGGTACCGTTATAAGATGGAGAAGGATCAGAAGGGTTTTACCCCTCTATCTTTCTCTCTCCGTTACGGGATTCCTCTCGACACCATTCTGGGAGAATATCCATTGATTTTCCGAAAGGAAACATCACGGATTCTCCTTCACTCTCTCAAAATCTCAAACGCTTTACTCTTGACCATGAAAATGTTCAAGAAATCAAATGTTGGCTCTCTTCAACGAATTCGAGGACGGAGGATATTCCTGAAAAAGGAAAATCTTCTGTCATCTCTGTTCGTTAACATTTACTCACAACTCGTGAAGAAGATGTTAGATGAGAAAGCATTGATTAAGTGTTTGAAGAATTCTCTCTGTCTCATGGTAAGTAAAGCCATGGATCAAACTGAACTTCCTATTGGAGATTCCATTTCTCTTTTCCCGACCGAGGTCTGGAGGGAGATTCGGAATTCACTAAGTAAGGAAGAATTAGTTCGATTCTGCTTTTCTTGTCTTCAATCCAAATCCCTATGTCAAGAAGTACCAGAGGATTTTATCCTTGATACACTTCGAAAACATCGGACCCAACTGAGTTCGCCTCATCGAGGTCTAACTCAGGAAACACTTTCCCTCTTGAGGGCTAAGGGCCGGAAATTTGGAAAACACGTTGCTAAATATTATAAAGCAAATTGTGGTTTCTTTCCGACTAACAAGGCATCTTTTGCTTTTCCTCGCGCAAGCGGGGGTGTAAAAGGTGACCTTGTTTTCCATAATCGTCTTCAGGACCTATCTTCAAAAGAAGATCCTGATGATAGAATGGAACCGTTAGTGATTGGGTTATTTGGGCAACCAGGAATGGGAAAAAGCACACAGATCAATAAAATTGTTAGTGAGCTTTCTTCTCTTTTCCCTGGTGTTGAAAGACAAAAACTTACATACCAAAGGACGTGTCATGTAGATCATTGGGACGGCTATTGTGGTCAACCTATTACCATCTTTGATGATTTGGGTCAAGCCACAGATGGACACGACATAAAAGAGTTTCAAACTCTGGTGTCATGTTGTCCATATGTCGTACCAATGGCTTCTCTAGAAGAAAAGGGACAGAAATTCTGTTCTCCCATTATAATCTGTACTTCCAATTTGGGGTACGGATTACCTTTAAGAGATATCTACGCTGCAACGAATCCGATTATTGATGATGCCTCCTTTTGGAGACGCTTTCACGTACCGTTACACGTGGAGGACCGCCAGACTTATTGTCTGAAGGAATCTCCTAGTTGGATACGGACTGAAAATCTCCTTTTTGCAAACAATAAACGAAGAAACCGGATTAATCCGGTTTCTCAGAAATTGAATGCTAAGACATATTTTCAACAAAAATCTGATTTCAATGCAGATGGTACCCAATTGAAATGGGAACCATACACTAACTTTGGATCCCTTCGATCTCTTTTCAAGAGACGGAAGGATTATCATGAAAATTTCCGCCAAAATTGGATCCAAACTGTAGTAGACAAGTGTCAAGACACATCTGTTCTAGACCCTTTACTCAAAGAAATTGAACAATTCGGTTTTACCGAATCGTTTGAATTCAAGAGTGGATCTGGAACAACGAAGTGTTTAAACTTTCCCGCTTTTCCACCGGAAGGACCTCTGCCCGTAAGGGTTGAGCCTATTCCTGAACCTTTGAAGGTTCGTGTGATTACAGCCGGAAAGGGAGACACTTTCTGTTTGAAACCCCTTCAGCGAGCCATGTGGTTAGCTTTAGGTGATTTCCCTCAGTTTTGTCTTACCCACGGAACAAATAGATTAGAAGGTGCGATTTCTCGCATTTTTGATTCTTCTGTTCCTGGAGATGTTTGGATTTCGGGCGACTACTCGGCAGCAACTGATTCTTTCTCTATAGAGGGCTCAAAAGCTCTCCTGGAAGGAATCTTGGAATCGATTGATCATGAACCAACTAAACGTTGGGCCATGAAAGAGATTTCCCCTCATCTGCTTGTCTATCCGAAGGATACTGGGTTAGACCCGGTTCTTCAGAAGTCAGGACAGTTGATGGGTTCTCTCTTGTCTTTTCCTTTGCTTTGTCTTTTAAATGACTGTACTGCTGAATTCTCAGGGGTAGATCCCTCCAAATATTTGATAAATGGAGATGATATCCTTATGAGAACTCAACCTGAAACTTATTCCAAGTGGAAAGAAGAGGTCCAAAATTTTGGGCTGGATCTTTCCGCTGGAAAAAACTACATTCATCCCAAATTTGGGACAGTGAACTCGCAACTTGTTGTTGACGGAACTGTTGTAGGATCAGGAAAACAGATGGTATTAGATAGACGTAGTCGTATTTTAGGCGAATGTCTGAGAGATTTGGAATTTGCTATGCCGGACGAGGATGCAAAGGACGTTCAAGAATTGTTTAAGACGGTTAACCGTCAAAAACTTTCTAGGACAGTCCGAAGCATTTCTGTTCCGGTGAGTCACGGTGGTCTTTCATTTTCTTGGGGAAAACCCCTTGGAACTAAGAAGAGCGAACGTACAGCAAAACTGTGCTATTTGCATGACTTGTTCAAGAAAATGGAACCTATGAAAGGCTGCATAGCAATTCCTTATCTCTCTATTAGAGAGAAGAATGTATCTAGTATGTTAGAAGAAGAGAGGATTTTCAACGAACCCGTCAATCCAAGTGAGTTTCATGAGGACTTTTTAAGTCCAATCGATATTCAAAAGGTGACGAAACGTTGTATGACTCATTCTGGTCTCCGAGAATTACTTCTCGATCAACCATTGGAGTCAATGCCATCCTTAAACTTTCTTCATACTTATCAAATTCCATGTTCTGATCATAAGGTGAAAAAAGAGCTACAAGTAGCAATTGATTCACTTTTCTTATCAAGATACCTCCAAGGAGGTCAAGAATTTGGTTATGATACATTCAGACGAGAGTTTTTACTAACAACTATGAATCTTTCTTCGAATACTGAGAATACAGTGAGACACTTGGTGTCTCTTATGGATCTCGATGTTCGACCTGATTTCCTAAAATATATCAATCTTGATTTCGATCCCATTGCGTTCGATCCAGAAACTTTTGAAAAGAATCTAGGATCAGCTTTGAAGCCGAAACAGTTTGATTTACCTATGGAAAACGGAGATTACGAAGACTTCTCAAAAGAAGTTCAAAGTGTCTTCTTGGATCAGTGCCAGACTTTTGGTCTTCACCCCTTGGGTGGATTACCTTTAGATGGTAAGGATCTAGACGATACTTCGGAATTCGATGAGGAGGATTTGATTAATCTCTCTCAGGAAGAAGACCTGATTTCCTAGGATACGTCAATTTTGATTTCGATCACATTGCGTTTGATCCAGATACTTTTGAAAAGAATCTAAGATCGGCTTTGGAATCGAGACAATTTGATTTATCTGTGGAAACGGAGATTACGAAAATTCCTCAAAGGAAGTCCGAAGTATTTCTCTGAATCAGTACTAGACTTTTAGATTTCACCTTTAGGTGAATTATCTTTAGACAGTAGTGATCTAGATGATACTTTGGAATTCGACTATGAAGAAGATTCGATTGATCTCTTTCAGGAGGAAGAAGAAAAGGAGTCGTTAGTTC